GAATTGGCGCTGGGATATGGTGGCTCAGTAGGGGCGCTCAAGTCTATGGGAGCGTTAGATATGGGACTTACTGAAGAAGAACTGCAACCGCTAGTGGATGCCTGGAGACAAGCGAATCCACATATAGTTAGCTTCTGGTGGGAAGTTGATAGAGCAATAAAAAAAGCAATAAAGGAAAGAATGCCGCAGTCAGTCTACGGAGTAAAGGTATTTTGTCAGAGCGGTATGCTTTTTATCACCCTTCCCTCCGGCAGAAATCTTGCATATGTTAAACCTCATATTGGGGAAAACCGTTTCGGAAGCGAATCCGTCACTTATGAAGGTGTCGGTAGCACTAAGAAGTGGGAGCGAATTGAAAGCTACGGTCCCAAATTTGTTGAGAACATTGTGCAAGCTATATCTCGAGATATTTTACTATTTGCAATGAGAACACTTCAGCATTGCGATATTGTTGCGCATGTTCATGATGAGCTAATTATTGAAGCCTCTCCTAGTACTTGTCTTAATGAAATCTGTAAGAAGATGGGAAAAGTTCCACCCTGGGCTCAGGGGTTAGTGTTAAATGCGGAAGGCTATATTTGCGACTTTTACAAAAAAGATTGAAAAAGCATCAGATTTTACCTCCTGCCAAGGCTACTTGGTAGGAGGTGCTTTTTTTATGACAAATGCCGAGAAAATAAAAATCGAACAGTTGCGTAAATTGGGTATGGGATATAGCCGTATCGCTAAAACTCTTGGTCTTTCTGAAAATACGGTGAAGTCATTCTGTCGCAGGAATAATCTGACAGGAATCTATGAAAAACCAAAAGAGCTATCCAAAGATATTCGGTTCTGTAAGTTCTGCGGTACACAGTTCAGACAGATAGAGGGACGCAAGGAGAAGAAGTTCTGCTCGGATGCCTGCCGTACCAAGTGGTGGAATACTCATCCTGAACAAGTAAAGCGAAAAGCCGTCTATGAATATGAGTGTGTACACTGCAAGAAGCCTTTTACAGCTTATGGTAATGCTCATCGGAAGTATTGCTCTCATAATTGCTATTTGGCTGCTAGGTTTGGGGGTGATTTCATTGACTAAAAAGGAACAGCGGGTTAATGAAATCCGTTATCAGGTTGTCATGAGCTATGCCAGACAACTTCTTGATGAAGGGGGTATTACTACGGATTGCTATCACGAGTTTGATACCAAAATGCAACAAAAATACTGCCCTTCATGGAGCAAATTATTTACGGATCTGAACCTTGAAATAACTTGATATGCGTCTTGAACATAGTGATTATGGTAGCAAGAAAGGAGGTATAAAAATGCCAAAAATTCGCACAATAGATGCTTCTTTTCCAAATCTTACTTTAAAGAAAAAGGTTGCTGCGTATGCTAGGGTATCTGACGCATCTGAAAATCTTCTTCATTCGCTGTCAGCCCAGGTTAGTTACTATAATAATCTGATTCAGAAGAACCCGGAATGGATTTTTGCTGGTGTTTATGCTGACAAGGCTATTACAGGAACTACAACAGCTAAGCGTGATGAGCTGAATCGCTTGCTAGCAGATTGCAAAGCCGGGAAGATAGATATTGTTCTAGTTAAGTCAATCAGTAGATTTGCAAGGAATACAGTTGATACTCTTCAGATGGTTAGAGATCTTAAGGGGATTGGGGTAGATGTAAGATTTGAAAGGGAACACATAAGCTCCTTATCCAAAGACGGAGAATTTATGCTGACGATTCTTGCCTCATACGCACAGGAAGAAAGCCGTAGCATATCCGAGAACGTTCGCTGGGGTATTCGTAAACGATTTGAGCAAGGGCAACAGAATGGATTCAAGGCTCCATATGGATATTACTGGGATGGTGAGATATATCGGCAGATACCTGAACAGGCAGAGGCTGTTCGGCTCATCTTCGAGCGATACCTTGATGGGTACACACCATTTCAGATAAAAGACGAGCTTAAGGATAAGGGTTATACTAGTCAAAAAGATTATGAGATTACAGATAGTACGGTTAGAGAAATACTTTCTAATGTTTCTTACACAGGAATTCAGATTCTGCAAAAGAACCTTATCACCGAAACTCATAAGCGTATTAAGAATCAGCAAGTACTTCCACAATACTGGGTCGAGGATATGTACGAGCCAATTATCACTAAGGAAATATTTGATAAAGCACAGAAAATTAAAGCTGAACGTGCAAGAGCAGTAAAGGAGCGTGACATCAAGCTGACTAGATACTCTGGAAAAATGCGTTGCGGTATATGCGGCAGTAATATGAGCCGCCGGACAGCAAACAAGCATAAAAAATGGATCTGTAACAGAAAGGAGCGGAAAGGAATTAAGCAATGTTGCTCTAATGGTATATTTGAGGAAGAACTGGAAAAACTCACTGATGAGGTAGTAAGGGATAAAGATTTTCGTAGAGAGATTAAAACGGTAACGGTCTTTAATGACAGATTAGAATATGAACATATTAATAGAAGTAATTCTTTTAAAATGAGGTCATATGATGATAAGAGATATGGAGTTTTCTCCGGACGGATATTCTGTGGGTACTGTGGTGCATCTATTCATAAGGAGACGGATCGTTGGACAAAAGATGGTAATTCAGTGGCTATAACATACTGGCGGTGCTCAACAGTTAGGTCAAAATGTGATATGCCTAGATTCATGGAAGAAGACCTAATTGTAGCCTGCAAGGAGACGCTTGGTGATGAACTTAGTCCGGAGCTCATGTTCGCAAAAGATGTGGTTAAGATTACGGTTTTCAGAGATAGGCTTGAATTCAAATTAAAGAACGGTGAGGTGAAGACGTGGCAAAGAAGGTAACAGCAATACCGCCGAAACTTAATAAGATGACTTCACAGCCAATTTTAAGCAATAAGAAAAGGCGTGTGTGTGGTTATGCCAGGGTCTCTACAGACAATGAAGAACAGGCAAGTAGCTATGAAGCACAGATGGATTACTATAGCACTTATATCAATGCTCGTGACGATTGGGAGTTTGTCGGTATGTATTCTGATGAAGGTATCAGTGCAACATCGACAAAGCGTAGAGACGGATTCAATTCTATGGTTGAAGACTCACTTGACGGAAAGATAGATTTGATTATCACAAAGTCGGTCAGCAGGTTTGCTCGGAACACGGTAGACAGCCTTTCAACTATAAGGAAGCTTAAGGATAAAGGAACTGAGGTTTATTTTGAAAAGGAGAATATTTGGACATTTGATGCTAAAGGTGAACTTCTCATAACAATCATGAGTTCCTTGGCTCAAGAGGAATCGCGCTCTATATCCGAAAATACTACCTGGGGACGCAGGAAGTCTTTTGCTGACGGTAAAGTAAGCGTGGCTTATACGAGGTTTCTTGGCTATGGAAAGGACTTTAAAATCATCGAAGATCAAGCTGAGACAGTTAGGCTTATTTTCAAATTATTTCTTGACGGACTTTCCTGCTACGCAATTTGCAAAAGACTTGAGAAGCTTGACAGAGAGACGGCAGCTGGAGGTAAACAGTGGCACCAAAGTTCTATTATTTCAATTCTTCAGAATGAGAAGTACAAGGGTGATGGGCTCCTACAGAAGTCTTACACAGTAGACTTCCTGACCCATAAACGAGTCGTTAACAATGGCCAGCTGAAGCAGTACTATGTAGAAGATCATCATGAGGGTATTATTGATAACAAGACTTTTGATCTTGCTCAATCAGAGATGCGTAGGCGTAGGAAGAATAAAGGCGGATACAGTGGAAAGAGCATTTTCTCATCAAAGCTTATCTGCGGTGATTGTGGTAGCTTTTTTGGCCCTAAGGTTTGGCATTCAACAGATAAATATCGAAAGACTGTATGGAGGTGTAACCACAAGTATAATGATGGCCATAAGTGCGACACTTCGTATGTCACCGAGAATGAGATAAAGACTATGTTCCTGCAAGCTTTGAATAAGGCATTAAAAGATAAGGAAGGTTTTCTCGAGGATTTACAGCTTCTCAGACAGATGTCCGGAGATATTAATTCTTTACAAGCAGAGGCGGATGCCATGAATGCCGAGATGGAGTCAATTTACCAGGCTTCGATGGAAATGATTTCCGATAACGCAAAGGGAGTACAAGACCAAGAAACCTACAATAAAAGGTACAATAAGCTCTTGAGTCGCAATGAAGAACTTCAAAAGCAGCATAAAGACTTGACAGAAAAGATTGAAATGGCAAAGGCTTCAAATGAAATTATCGGTAACTTTATCAGTATGCTTGAGAGCATGAACGGTGAAATAACTGAATTTCGAGATAGCATCTGGTCTGGCACAGTAGAAAGCATGACCATTCATAGTAAAGGCAAGGCTACGGTAACTTTCAAGGGTGGAATTGAGGTCGAGGTGCAATGAGTGGATTTATAACAAACATAATCTATTAAAAGATAAAAAAGCTCTGAAGCATTCTTCAGGGCTTTTTCAATGTCGCTCATTAATCGTAAATAGGGGTGTGCATAAAGGGGGTTCATCGTTAAAATGTATCCAAATCATTGTCCAAATGAATCTCTCAACAATGGTGATGATACGACATAAAAATACCTATTGGATTGAACATTACTTTTTAGTATTATTCTTAGACTTTTTGCCTGTTACGATAGGAGTTTAACGCTATGGAGCTAATACACACTTATAACCATGAACATACTTTTTAACGATTAGGATAATCGTTAAGCGAATACAGGTTAAGGAGGCGCTACATTATGGTATTTAAGAAAGAAAGAAGATTAAAAGTCTGCTACAAAAGTGAGACCAGACATGGCGGTGATAGGTACGGTGACTCTAGGTATATTGAGGTGCCATTCATCAATCTAAAGGGGAAATGGCTTGGTGACCTGGGCTTTGATGTCAGTACTCCAATTAAGGTTGAATGTGAAGAAGGGAGGCTTGTCATAACTAAATATAACGTAATAAATTGATTTGTTATACAAAATTTGAATCACCTACATAAATCTAGAAATATAAATATTTAGAAAACTAGTAAATATAGCGGGAGCCTGTTGTATTATATAAAACATACAAAGAATATGCAGAATGATGATTTTTGCAATTTGTTTGCAAGAGACATAGAAGTTACTAGCTAGGAATGGTATGCCTTAATAAGGAAATGCATAATCCACAATATGATGATTATGGTGAATCAAATCGAAGGTTATTGCATGGCAGGACATCTAAACTATAAGCATTTCGCAATATAATGAGACAGATTGGGGCAAAATAGTGTAGTTAAAAAAGTTAGACTACTTTTGAGTAGCTTTAAAAGAG